GTCGATGAAGCCGCAGGTGTTGACCACCACGACATCGGCGTCCTCGTAAGTGGACACAACGTCATAGCCTTCCATGCGCAGCTGGGTAAGGATGCGCTCGGAGTCGACCAGTGCTTTGGGGCACCCTAGCGATACAAACCCTACACGTGGATTATTACTCATATACTTACTACCTGCAGGGTTCGCCCTGGCCGAATTTCGTGGCGCGCGATTCTAAGCGTTGATCAAAAAATGCGCAAAAACAATTGTCGCGAACAAGTATTGTTCTCATGTTTAAGGAGTGTCAGGGAGTGTCCGCTATTGAAGCACTGGAAGGACGAAAGGACGTCTCTGGATGTGGTAGCAATGCTGGTGTTTCACCATGAAAATGACCGGGCAAGTTTATAGCTATCTGCGATTCTCGGATCCGCGCCAAGCAGTAGGGAGCAGTGCCGATCGCCAACTTGCCTACGCTGCGTCCTGGGCCGCAGAACGAGGCATGGCATTGGACGCCACGCTGACACTGAAAGACGAAGGGTTGTCTGCCTACCACCAGCGTCATGTGAAACAAGGGGCATTGGGGGTTTTCCTTCGGGCGATCGAGGACGGCCGGATTGCTAGTGGATCAGTTCTGGTGGTGGAAGGCCTGGACCGCTTGAGTCGAGCAGAGCCTATTCAAGCTCAGGCTCAATTGGCCCAGATTATCAATGCAGGTATTACCGTCGTTACCGCAAGCGACGGCCGCGAGTACAACAGGGCTGGTTTGAAAGCTCAGCCTATGGACTTGGTTTATTCGCTCCTGGTGATGATAAGGGCGCATGAAGAGTCCGACACCAAGAGCAAGAGAGTTAAAGCCGCAATCCGTCGTCAATGTGAAGGGTGGTTGTCGGGTTCGTTCCGTGGCGTGATCCGCAACGGTAAAGACCCACAGTGGGTACGCTTGACCAATGATGGGTGGGAGTTGATCCCAGAGCGTGTCGCTGCTGTGAAGCGGGCTCTTGAGCTTTACCGTTTGGGTCTCGGTGCCGGCCGTGCTGCAAACATCATGCATGAAGAAGGATTTCAACTGACGGAGGGAGGAATCTCCGGACTACAGATTTACCGGACGATCAAGCTGCCTGCGTTGCGCGGTGTCAAAAGACTGAGTCTGGAGGGCGAGGATTACGAGCTCGAAGAGTACTACCCGCGAATCCTGTCAGATGAAGAATGGAATGATCTGCAGCACCTTGCGGGTCAACGGTTGCGTCGTCGAGGAGCCGGGGAGATACCAGGCATCATAACCGGGGTCGGATTGGCCTACTGTGGCTACTGCGGCACAGCGCTAGTGGCGCAAAACATAATGAAGCGTAGGCGTGTTGATGGAAGCATTGCAGATGGCAATCGCAGGTTGCACTGCACTTCTTACAGCAAAAACGGCGGTTGCTCTGCCGGCGGCAGCTGCAGCGTTGTCCCAATTGAGCAAGCATTACTCAAGTTCTGCACGGATCAGCTCAACCTGCAGCGACTGATGCAGCCAAGCGATGACGGTCAGGCTGTCCATCGTGAACTTGTGAATGCAAGGGCGGCTGTTGTGAAGATCACGAGTCAGTTGGGCAAGGTGACTGATGCGCTTTTAGCAGACGAGAGTGGCGCCGCCCCTCTAGCCTTTGTCCGTAAGGCAAGGGAGTTGGAATCACAGCTTAGAGATGCTGAGCAAAGCGTTTCAACATTGGAATACGAAGTGAGTTCAATGTCGGCAGGGGCCGCTCAACCAGCCCAGGCTGAGCGATGGGCGGATCTGGCTGCCCAGGTGGAGACGGGAGATTACGGAGCAAGAGATAGTGTCAGGCAGTTGGTTATGGACACATTCAGTCGCATCGTTATTTTCATGCGGGGTGTGGACGCAACCGACCGAGAGGGTCTATTCATCGATGTGCAACTATTCTCGCGCACGGGACAGCACCGGTTGCTTCGGATCCATAGGAAATCAGGCGACTGGGTGGCGAGTGAGGACTGGGGCTAGGCCAAATATTGGGAATGTTATATTTCCTATATACTGTCTGAATATACAGTAGTAGCAGGATGCTTTTGTGCTTGAGCAAAACCGCGTTTTTCCAATGCAGCCGTCCACTCCATTCGACCAGCTTGCCTGCCGTATCTATCGACAGGTCAACAGTGCCTCCGCCCAGGTGCTGAGGCGAACGTTAATACAGCGATTATCGGGCGAGCGCTCCGATGATTGGGATCGACTTCTTGAGCAATTGAATAACGAGGAAAGCGTGCGCTTGAAGCCTCTGGGTGATGGTGTCGCGCAATTGAGCTGGACCAACCATCATCCCTTCTGATTATCCAGCGGCTAATAAAAATCAAAAAATATGCCGCAGGTGTTTGACATAGAATTAGCCTGAGGCTAATTTACTTCCATCAGTTCAGGGTATCGCGCTGCGGTGCCCTGATCGCTTTGGAGGTTTACATGATGTACGCCCTTTGCCTTTCGCCGGATGCGCGCTCTCAGTTATTAGACCAGGTCACTCAGAACGGCATTTTTTCGCACCATTTTTTTGCAGAAGACGGGCGCTGCTCCGCGACGGCCATTGTTGCCATTGAGCAGGGCCTAGACGATGTATCAATTCAGGTCAGACTGGGTAGTTCAGTTAACAGTCTGACCATCCCAAAAACTGATTACGTTGCCGAAAGAATTGCCGCCTTTCTCGAGGAGCTTGCTATTTGCAACGATCAGAGAATCCCGCCAGAGGCCGATGCGCAGCTAACCATTTCCATCCTGGAGCTAAATGCGAAACGACTGTTTAGTCAAAGCATTGAGGGATATAGGAGTGCAAACGCTGAACTCGATACAGCAATTGAAAAAGAAAATTGGAGCGCGATACACACAGCCCAAAGTCGCCGTGATCTCCACGCCGCCACCATCGCTCTGATCGTGAACAAGTGCTCTGTAGGTGTTGAAGTAGGGGGAAGACAATGATCGGAATCCCGAAGACGGGCACGTTGGAATTAGGCCGTATCAGTGCCAATGTCAGCAGCGGTTACGAGTTCAGCACTGCCGATGGGCGTCCTGCACGTCTAGCTATTATCGATGACCAGGGCAATGTGGTCGAAGCCGGCGATGCTGTTGCAAGAGAGGCGTGGAACGTGTGCATCGCTGTGATGAAAAACTTCAAGATTGGCCAAGGCCATATCGTGGTGCACAGTGCCCCGCCCGGATCAGCCCAAGGCCGTGCAGACAAGCTATGTCCACGAAAGGCTAGAGGATGAGCTGCGAAGCTGGACGGAATGTTTCAAAGCACGCCGGCTGGTTTCAACCACGTTACATGCCGGTGATCTTCGCATCGATCGCACGGCCGATAATTTCCCAAGTACCGTCCAGAGCTACTGCCTTGTACTCTGGATTGAGTGGCACCAGGTAGCCCACCCCAGCATCAAGATTGTATTGCTTGAAGGTGGTTTCGCCGCTGACAGTGTGGCGGGCAATGTAGAACTTGCCGCTGATGAGGTCAAAGCCTTCAGGGCGAATCAATATCGGAGTGCCTTCCGGGAAGCTAGGCGGCGTGTCCGATGTCATCGACTTTCCCTTCACCTTGAGCCAATACCCACGTGGCCCTGCATTCTCCGTAGACGACAGCCAATCGTCTGCAATTCCGGTCGGATAGCAGACGGAAGATTCAATCTGCTCGCCGGCGGCAACCCATGAAATCAAAGGGTATTCTCGGGCCTCTCTGTGAGGTTGCAGCATTGGGGAAATGTTGGAGTGACTGCTTGTAGCTGCCATGCCCTCGATCTCGGCAGCAAGGCGTGGACTGAAGCTCTCGACCGGCTCGTTTAGCAGCTTTGCCAGTACCGAGGCAAAGCGGGCATTGAGCGCATTTATACCCTTCAAATAATGGTTCACCGAAACCGGTGTTATGCCTGCGGCATCGGCAATTTTCCGTTGATTCAGCTTGAGAGCGTTCTTCTTGGAAAGATAGAGCTCATGAGCTGCTTGGCATTCCGCGAACAGGGCAGGGGCGATCGGCTTTTTTTTAGTCATTGTCGAAGTATAAGCCGCTGGCTAACCTTAAAGATTAGCCGTAGGCATTGATAATAAATATGTTAGCGGTTAATCTTTCGGTCATTCATCAGTCTTAGGTGTATGACATGGAAAAGATGTCCCTTAGTGATCTAGTCCAGCGGATGGGTCAGGCTCCTGTCGCGCGGGCGCTGGGTGTAAAACCTGCGTCTATCGCGAAAGCTATAAGAACTCATCGCAACATCACCGTGACAATTGGTGACGATGGTGCTTGTGCAGCTCAGGAAACTCGCCCGTTCCCTTCTCAGGATCATGCGGGGTCTTCCGATGGCGCTAAATCCAGCCATGGGAAAGCGTTGGGGCAGCCTAAGTGCGGTGAACTTCCTTGACCACGTCCATACACGGACAGTTGTCCATTTCTCGCGATCAAGTGCTCGTCGCTCATGCCGCCGAGATGATTGCCCGCACAGGTTTGAGCCAGGACGATTTCGCCCAGGCGCTGAGTTGCAACCTGCATCGTCAGATCCCCGCCAAGGCTGTCATTAAGGACGTGCCCGACTTCGAGAAGCTTGCCCAGAGCAACGACAGCGCGTCGTTCCTTAGAGCATCAGGCGCCTGGCTACGCCGCGTCGGGCGCTGGCTCAGTGGTGAGGTCGATCTGCCGAGTTGGATCGAGGAGTCATGGGTAGGTGCGTTGGAAGGTGACTTCAAAGATTGTTGCATCAACGAGCTGGCTCATCGTCATGGTCTTACTGGAGCGCGTGAGCTGAACGGCGATGGCAACCCGGTAGGGGCGTTCGGCCAGCTAGTGGCTCGACTGGGAAATACTGTTGCTCTCGGCAGCGAGATCCTAGCGGACGGGCGCATCGACATCGAGGATCTGGACAAGCTGCCTGAGTTTGTCGATCGCCTACGTTCGGTCGAGGCTCGTTGCAGTGAACTGCGCACGCGCGCCGAGAATGTTCTGCTTGAGCAGCCTCAAATGCCCCACCTGTCCCAGGTGAACTAGCCTCTGTGACTCATCAGGACAAGGACATCCAGTCGCGATCGGCAAGCAGCCGAAAGGTCGGACCTAACAAAGGCCGGCCTGTTGTCGTTCATCGCGACAAGAAAGATCCCCACGCGGCTCTACGAGCGCCTGCTCGAACACCAAGGTATTCCGCTCCGCGACGGCTGACTGGCCAGCAGCTTAAAAACCCCCTACTGCGGATGGCGTTCAAGCGTCTTAGTCAAATCGGCGACCTGCGCGGTATGTACTTACGCGATCTGGACACTATCCACGGTGGCCGCCGTACACGGTCCGAGAAATTCGACGCGCTGGCCAAAGTTGCAGAGCAGATGCTGTTGCGTCTGGATCTGGCCACGGGCGTTATGGGATGGCTCGACGTCGAGCGGGGGCAGTTTTTTCTCAACACCCAGTGCGGTGTCGCAGAGGATAGCGGCGTTTCTGCTGCATCCTTCAATCGTCTGCTGCACAGCATGGAGCTGGCTGACTATGTTTACCGGCGTGTCGAGAAAATCCGTCTGGAGGAAAAGGACGAAGCTGGGCTTAACCTGGTGCGAACTCGTGTCCTGGTGCGATTCACTGAAAAGTTCTTTGCTGACCTCGGTGTACGGTACCTCTGGTATCGGGCCAAAAAGGCAGCACTGAAGAAGCGTGAAAAGGAGCTCCGTAACATTAGCGGGCTTCGCCTGGCGCGTCAGGAGAAGGCGTCCTTGGAAGCCCTGCGCCGCGAGCAGTCACGTACCAACTGGGAGCGTAGTGAGGCACGCAAGGTGGCTCACAGCCAAGGTGAGATGCCAGAGCAGGGCAATTCTCCTGGTCGCAGTAGGGCTCCTCAGGAGCCCGATAGTAGGCCTGGTGGCGTGGACGAATCCCTGGCACGCCTGCTGCGCAACGTCCAGGTAAAGAAAGACACCTAACCCCCCGAAGCGATCGCATCCCCTGCGAGGCCAGGCTACGTCTGGCAGTCAAGAAAACACTCTATCTCAGCCCCCAACCTTCCGCCTAGCATCGCCACGGCGGCAATTCGCCATGTGTACGTCTCCGTTACAGCGCAATTTAGCCGCGCCGCCGGCGCGCAAGCGGGGCAACCAGAAAGCCTTTGAATTAAATGGAATTTTATACCCCCCTCAGCACCCCCGTTGGGTATAAAAAGAGGCTTTCGAGGTGTCCACAGGGGCGGTGTGTTGGGTACAAGATGATGCCTTCGCCCAAAGGCTCAGTTCGCTGCGCTCAGCTTTTTATGAGGATCGCGGGCTACGCGCCCGCCCAGCGGCAGGGCAGTGCCCTGCACCCATGCTGGATGCCCGGCACTTCGTGCCAGCCATTCAGCGGGCACAAAGCGGCAATTGGGCGCGCCGAGGTGAGCTGCAAATTTCACGGGCAGCGCTCGCGGGCAGGATCGGCCGGCGCTGCTGAGAGTTTCTGGTGCGAATTTGTCCGACAACCGGCCGCTACGCGGGTTCCGCCGCACTAAGATTGTCGGTATCAGCTGAGGTTGGGTTTGCGGCTTATATGCCTGCGCTGCAGGCATTCCGGTGTGTATGTCGAGAGATGTGCACTGGGGGCACTGGAACGGAGGGGCTTGGTCGCGTCGGGGAGGTTGCGAACAGGGTACTGCGCTCAGCCTGGTTGCGAGGAGCTGACCTGCAGGAACAGTTCTTGCTGCTGCTCCGCTGGCAAATTTCTGATCCTCTCTAGTAGGAGCGTGTCGATGCGTTGTCCCGGTGGCCGCAATGAATGTTTGAAAGTCAGTTCGGATACCCAGGTGTGCCCGCACTGCGCGTCCAAGCACTGGCAGTAAAGCTTCACATAGCCCCGAGTAATTTCTTCCCGAGAACTGATGCGCCCTTTGTGGTCGCAGGCCGTGCAGTAAATTCGCATGTTTCCCTCCCCAGGGTTTTAGAGCCATCATTATGCCGTCACCTGCGGTGATAATCACTAGATACTGTCCATTTATTCAGTGGTATTGGCTTCTTCATTTGGCGTTTTCCAGCTAATTCTCCTGTCTTCGCGCAAAGTGTCATTGACCTGGTTGAACAACTGGCAGATCGGCCGAATCTCATTGCTGGTGTACACCCGATCGATCTTTTCAATATCGCCAAAGCCGGCGCTGTTTTCAGGAATGATGCCGGCAAGTGCGGGGTTCATTCGCCATGCGGCGATCACGTCGTTGCGGGTGATGTTCTTGACCTTCTCCAGCTCGTCCTTGGCCTGGAAATCTCCCACGGGGATGATCTGAATTGCCTTCTCTGCACCGCCTGGGATGTTCACGAACATCGATCTGAAGTTACCCACACCCTTGCTCGCGCTTATCTGATCACGCAGGGACTCTTCGTCCTCCTCGGTCAGGTTTGGGTCGTTGGTGTAGAAGATGTAACCCGCATGTGCACCGTTGCTGTAGTAGCGGCGGCGAAAGAGGGTAGCGGCCTCATTGAGCAACAGCGCCTGCATACCGCCGAGGTAGTCGGGCACGCCGTAGATGTTCTGTTCCACGTCGTAATTCATTACGTGCTCGACTTCATCTTCTTCGAACTCCACTTCCTTGCCGTCCGGCAGCAGCATCACAAACCCGCCACCAACCCTGACCCGCATGTTGATCGTCGGCAGGTGTTCGATTTGCAGCACCTGGCCGAACGCATTGCGATTGCGCAGAAAGTACGCCTCGCCAAAAACCATGAAGTCCAACCCTGCTCGGCTCATGGTCTGGACCGAACAGCCTTCTGAGGGAATGAACTCACGCAGCAGCAAGTTGCGTTTGAATCCGGGAATGGCCCCGTGGTGAGCATTGGCGCGCAGCAGCTTTGCCAGGCCTTGGCGTGACACTGGCGGCGTGTATGTCTTGCCGTCGTGGGTGGCGAACACGCCCAGGTAGTGCCCGATGTTCTCGGTAAGAACCTGTTCCGGTGCGCCGAATGAAAACGCCCGCATCGGACCTGGTTCCGGTTTTTGCTGCTGGTTTTTTGCTGGTTTGCCCATGGCTGCTTGGTCCGCTGAGTGTGTAGCGGCTGCGCCGCTGTTTGTTGGTGTTGAGAGGTTCGTGGGCCAGGGCGTGCATGATTGCCCAGGCGATATCGGCATGGCCGGAGGCGTCGGTGCGCGACGCGCTGTAGGTAACCTGGCCACCGCCAGTAGTGCCCCGCTTGATCGTCAGGAAGGCCTGAGCGATGTCGTTCCATCCAGCGTCCCACTCGATCCGGCTGCCCTGAATCGTGTCCTGCGCTTTGAGCACCAATGTGTTTTTGGTTTCGAGGCTGTAGTGGATCGAGGTCGCACGCGGGTAGAAGTCGCGCACCAGGTCGAACACGCCGTAACCGATTCCCGTGGTATCGATGCCGATGTGCTGGACGTTGAAACGCTCGGTGAGCTTCTTGACTTGCTCGGCTTGGTACTTGAACGACTGCCCACGCCAGCTGTGCTTTTCCAAAATCCGAAACTTCCCGCCGTCCTCGAGCGGCGGGGCGATGACCACGCAGCTGGCATCGTCGCGGGTGCGGCTTGGGTCGTAGCCAATCCACACCGGGCTGTTGCCGAATGGACGCGGGTCATCCGGGTCGTAGTCGGTCCACAACGACAGGTCGGAGTAACAGCGCTCGAGGTCGACCAAGGAGAAAGCGCTTTGCGTGCTGTCGATGAACTTGCACATGAACAGCTGCTGGAATTTGTCCTCGTCGTACTCCAGCTGCAACTGCTCGAGGTCGAACAGATCGCAGCCGCCGGCAATGGCGTCGAGGATGGTGATGACCTTGCGCCATTGCCCGTCCGGACACAGCGAGCCAGCTGCGGCTTGCGCTTCGCTCGGCCAAGGATCCTTGGCGTTTTTGCGTTTGCTGTTGCGGAATTTCTCGCCGGTCCAGAACGGGTAAGCCTGGTGCGACACGGCGCTGGGCGTTGAGAAGTAGGTTTTGCGCCACTTTTTGTGTGTGGCCATGGCACTGGCGACGGTGTTCAGTTTCTCGAAGTCGCGGATCCAGAAGTACTCGTCGACGTAGACGTGACCATGGTGACCCTGAGCGGTGCTGCTATTGGTGCTGAGAAAGCGCAGCTCGGCCCATGGCTTGCCGTCTTTGCTGAGCACGATGGGGTTACCGGTCAGCTCGAGGCCGAACCACTCTTGGGCGAACGACACGATGTAGCTACGGAAAATCTCCGACTGGGCGCGGCTGGCCGATAGGAATATCTGGTTGTCACCGGTGAGGACGGCGTCCATGAACGCTTCGCCGGCAAAGTAATAAGTGAGGCCCACCTGACGGCTTTTCAGGATGTTGCGGATCCGCGCTGTCAGCGGGTTCTGTTTTGCAGCGAACAGCTCCTTCTGGTAGCCGTACATCTTGCTGATGAACTTGTCGAGAAAGTCGACTTCCGTCAGGTCGCCGACTTCGTTTTTGGCTTTCTTATCGCGTTTCTTGCCGCCCTTGTCGCCTCGGTCCCGGCGCTCATTGCGCTGGGTGTCTCGGCGCGGGCCATCATCCGCCGGCGGATCTCCGATCGGCGCCGGTGCCGGTTTCGCCGATTGCTTCAACAGGCGTTCGCGAACGGTGGTCAGTCGATCGAGCTCGTCCAAGTCGGACTTGGTCAGTGACGTGGCTTTGTCCAGGAGGAGGGTGATTCGCCGGCCGACGGCGGTCAGCGGCTCTTCGTCCGACAGCATGTCGTCCCATTCACCCTGGCGGATCCAGTAGTAAACGATCCGGATGTTGGGCAGGGACAGTTGCGCCTGAATTTCACGCGGCTTGCAGCGGCGTAAATAAAGGCGTTTGGCGGCTTCTTTAAGTTCGGGGGCGTATGGCATGGCCGCAGTCTATGCGGCGAAAACTGTGAAAACGCGAGGTTAAATTCCGCTCTTCACCTAGATCGCGGATATAGGAGAAACGCGCAGTTGAACCGTTTGTTTGGGATGGATCAGCTCCCTATCGTGGCGGCTCAAATCACCGATTGAGCGCAGTTATCGCCCATGCCCCGTTCCCTTGTTTCGTTCTGGAAACGTGTCGCCACCAGCGGCCCGACCGTAGATGGTCGCGAGATCCTTCCCCAGGAACTGCGTGATATCGCTGAGACCTATAAAGCCGCCACTTATACGGCGGTGATCTGGTGCGAACACGAACGCTGGTACGGCTCCCACGGCACCGTTTATGCGGTACGTCTTGTGGAAGAGGGCGACGACCTGGTTCCGGGGCAAATCGCCCTTGAGGCTCAGTTGAAGCCCAACGACAAACTGCTTTGGCTCAACGACCAAGGCGAAAAGCTGTTCACCAGCATCGAGATCACCCCCAACTTCGCGAACACCGGCAAAGCCTACCTGACCGGCCTCGCGGTGACTGACGAACCCGCCAGTCTGGGCACCCAAGAACTCTACTTCTCGAAGAAGACCAGTAAGGCCGCGTATTTCGCCGCCTCCCTTGAGCTTGGCCCTCTACGTGACGACCAGCCGCAAAGCGAATTGACCAAGCTCCTGGGCATGTTCACCGGGCTGTTCAAGCGCTTTGGTATCGAAGAACCCCCAGCAGACCCGCAAACCCCCACCGAGAGCAAACCCCCAATGGATGAAGCTACAGCCAAGGCTGTGAAGGCCCTGATCGAGCAATTGATGATTGTGGCCGCCGGCCTGCAAGTATTGATTGAGCCGATCGTTACCGAAGAAGAGCGGGATCCGGAGCCGATCGATGACGTTCAGGCAGCGGTCGATGCGATTGTGAATACGGCCGAGGAGGAGAAAAATCTCAGCCGCCAGAAGACCGGCAACAAAGCCGTGCTTGCCAGCGTTGCTGCACTGCAGAAGCAATTCAACACGCTGTTGAACACTCCGCAAGGCCGTCAGCTGCCGCGCTCCACCGGCCCTGCCGGCACCAAAGCGCGGGTGCTGTGATATGAGCCAACAATCTCTGTCCAATCGTGCTTTGAAGCAGTACGCCGCTCTGCGTGAAGCGATCGGCGAAACCTACAGCGTCGACGTCACTCGTCAGTTCAACGTCGAGCCGAGCATCGCTCAAGAACTGAACGACAAGATCACCGAGCGCGCCGATTTCCTCGAGCGCATCAACGTCGTGCCGGTGACCGAAATCAAGGGCCAGAAGGTCATGTTCGGTGTTAACGGTCCGGTGACTAGCCGTACCAACACCAAGACCACCGATCGCGAAGCCAAGGACGTTTCAGATCTCAACGGTCTGGGCTACGAGCTGTACGCCACCGAATCTGATGTTGGCTTGCCGTTCGCCAAGATCGACAGCTGGGCCAAGTTCCCAGACTTCGCCGATCGCTACTCGGCGGCGGTGCAAAAGCAGATCGCCTTGGACCGCATCATGATCGGCTGGCACGGTGTTACCGCTGCAATCCAGACTGACCTGGCCACCCACCCGATGCTGCAGGACGTTAACAAGGGCTGGCTTCAAATCGCCCGTGAGCAGATTGCTGAACAGGTGCTGCACGAAGGCGCGACCGAAGGAAAAATCACCCTCGGCGCTGGCGGCGATTACGAAAACCTCGACGCCCTGGTGCATGACACCAAGCAAATGATCAGCTCCGTGTTTCGTGATGGCGGTGACTTGGTGGCGATCGTCGGCAGTGATCTGCTGGCGGCCGATAAGGCCAAGCTGTATTCCAGCCAGGCGGGTAAGCCTACTGAGAAAGAACGCATCGAAAGCGCCCAGGTGATCGCCACTTACGGCGGCCTGCCGACCTTCACCGTGCCGCACTTCCCGGTTAATGCCGTGGTTGTCACCAGTTGGGACAACTTGTCGATCTACTTCCAGGACAGCAGCTGGCGTCGTCACCTGCTCGAGAACCCGAAACGCTCGCGCGTCGAGGATTACAACGGCCGTAACGAAGGCTATGTGATCGAGCAACTGGAGAAATTCGCGGCCGCTGAAAACGTGGAGTTGATCTGATGAGCCTGGCACTGGCGCACAAGCGCCGCGTTCAAGCCAAAGGCCCAGCCGCTGCTGTACGCGCCGGTGCCGAAGCGGTGGCGTATTCATCCGCCACCGCGCTGTCCAGCCCAGCCAACGCGAAGAAACACCTGAAGCTGATGGAAGACGCATTGGCCCAGGATCTGGAGCGCGTGAGCGCGATCAACAGCCGCGAACTGCGGCAGCAACTCAAGCGTGACGAGCTGCTGCCCAAGTATCTGGACTATGTGCAGCGCTACCGCGATTCCGGATTGAGCTTCCCGAACTCGGTGGTGATGCAGGTTCTGGTTTGGCTGTTCGACACGGTGCAATTCGAAGCGGGCTTGGACCTGGCGAACTTTGCCATGGAGCAAAACCAGCCGATGCCTGAGCGCTTCAGACGCGATGTGCCGACGTTTGTTGCGGATGCGGTGATCGAGTGGGCCGAGGCTGAGCAGAAGGCCGGTCGCAGCCCGGAGCCGTATGTGTCCGATCTGCTGCCGCGTGTCGATGGCGATTGGCAACTCACCGAGCAGATCCCAGCGAAGTACCACAAGTTGCTCGGGATCCGTGCGCTCGACGCCAGGGAGTGGACTAAGGCTATCACGCACTTTGAACGTGCCACTGAGCTGCACGCCGCTGTTGGTGTGGGTACTCGCTTGGAAGGCGCTCGCAAGGCGCTGGCAAAAGAACTGGCTACCCAAGCCGCCGAATAACCCGACTCCCCCCCCGGCGAGAAACTGTGAATGTGAGCCAACCATTTATGGCCCTGACCCACTGAAGCAGTTTTCCCGCCCCTAATTGAGTGCCCAGCAATGAGCTTTTCCGGGAAACCCACGACCCTTGTGGATCAGGCGATCGAGAGCGACGGCTTTTGGCCTGGCCTCTCTGTGACTGAGTTCCAGAAGGGTTACCGCCTGCCGGCGGAATACCTGGTAGACATGCTGGTCACTGATTTGACCACGGCGATGATCGAGGTAAACACCGACCTGGCTAACGTGAAAACCATCCTGCAGGTCGCGGGTGTGTCGAATCTGGAAGCTGCAGCAGGCGCGGATACCCCTGCGCAGTGGAGTTATGCCTACAAGGTCATGCTCTACAAGCGCGCTGTCTACACCCGAGCGAAAGCGAGCCTTCTCACTCAGTTCGCCACGGTCATCCGCCGCGACAGCGCCGAGAACCTGGGCAAGGAAGCCCCTGAACGCAAAGAAACGTTTCTTGAGTTCAGTCAGCAGGCCGTCCGCTCGCTGCAGGGGCGTGGCCGCATCACGGTGGCACTGCTATGAACAAGCTTCGCGCCCTGACCACCTACCTGATCAGCCTCAACTTGGTGCTGCCGGAGCAGATCGACAGCTGGGCCGAGCAGGTCAACCTCGATCTGATCTGGAAACCGGGCATCCAAGGCCTGCACATGGGCGACATGCGTTACCGCGCCGTAATCCAGATCGAGCGATTCGCGGGCAACCCGGCGTTGCTTATGGCGCTGCTCGGCGGCTGGCTGGAATCCAACGATCCCGACCGCGACGACGACCTGCCGGCGCCGATCTTTGCTGTCGACCAGATCACCCCCGACGAAGCCGACTTGGAACTGACGCTGGAGTTCGTCGAGGCCCAGCACCTGGCCGAGGATCCTGACGGCCTGGTCGATGCGTTTGGCAAAAAGTGGGGTCTGGTGCCGTTTGATCTTTGGACGGCCGAGCGCGGCGAGGTGCGTAACCGTGGCGAGTAGTGCTCTTGAACTCGACCTGCAGGGGCAGTTGGGCGTGGACGCGCAACTGGCCTTGTTGAGTCTTGCGCCGCAGTTGCGCCGGCGACTGCTGAACAACGTCAGCAAGCGAGTCCGGACCATAAGCCGCAAGCGGATCCGCGAACAGCAGAACCTGGACGGCTCACCGTTCGATGCTCGCAAAGGCGACAGCAAGGGCAAAAAGAAGATGGAGGCCGGCCTGGGCAAGTTGCTCCAGGTCACCAACCTGACCCCCGACAGCGCGACCTTGGGCTGGCGTAACGGCTTGACCAGTTGGGTCGCCGCCCAGCAACACCACGGTGCGTCTGAGCGCCGAACCGCCGCGCAGATGCGCCAGTGGAACCGGGTGCCGGAAGGTTTGGCAGCAACCGACAAGCAGGCCAAGCGCTTACGAAATCTGGGGTTCAAGGTGCGCCAGGCCGGCAAAAAAACCGCGAAGCGGCCGGCCGTAGCCTGGATTCAGCAGCACGTGAGTTATGCCAAGGCGGGGCTTCTGATCCGCATTTTGTCAGGCGAAAAAGCTGACGGCGCCGGCAAGCAGAGCTGGGAAATCATCCTGCCCAAGCGCCAGTTCCTGGGCGTCAGCACCGGACAGGAAACCAGTCAGCTGGTTAACCAGGTGTTTGAACAAATTCTTAACACATCCCGCTAACGAGGCACTGCATGGCACTTGGCAAAGTCAGCGTAAACAATCTCAACCTCGGCCAGGGCGCCGTGACCGAGATCGAGCGCTATTTCCTATTCATCGGGCCTGGCGCGAAAAGCGTCGGTAGCCTGATTCCTTTGAATACCGACAGCGATCTGGACTTGATGCTGGGCGCTCCGTCGAGCGATCTGAAAACCCAGATCACCGCAGCACGCCAGAACGGCGGTGACCGTTGGGCTTGCCTGGCGGCTCCGATCGCGGCAGACGGCGAATGGGCCGATGCCCTCGAGTTGGCCCAGCAGAAAGGCTTCTCCGTTGAAGCGGTGGCAATCACCAAACCGGTGACAGCCGGTGCACAGCTTTCGGTCATGCATGACGCTGCCGTGGCGCTGAACAACAAATACGGCCGTCGTGTCTTCGTCATGGCCTGCAGTGCAGGTATCACCGGGCAGCAGACCTGGTCGGACTACCTGCTCGAGCAGAAGGCAATCACAGAGGGCCTGGCAGCGCCGCGTGTCCTGGTTGTGCCGCAACTGCACGGTAACGACCAAGGCGTACTGGCGGGCCGACTGGCAGACGCCGCTGTCAGCATTGCAGACAGCCCTATGCGCGTTGCTTCGGGTGCATTGCTCGGTTTGGGGCCGGTTCCGGTCGACAAAGACGACGTTCCGCTGCCGTCCTCGATCCGCGCCGAGCTGGATAGCGCTCGTTTCTCCGTGTCGCAGACCTATCCCGACTATCCGGGTGTTTTCTGGGGGGACGGCAACATGCTCGACGCGCCGGCGAGCGACTACCTGGTGGTCGAGTACCTGCGTCTTGCCGATAAGGCCGCTCGCCAGATTCGCCCGCTGTTGATCCGTCGCGTCGGTGATCGCCGCCTGAACAATTCGCCCAACAGCATGGCCGCCGCCGTCAGCGCATTCATGAAGCCACTGCGCCAGATGGCCAAGTCCACCACGTTCGCGGGTCAGGTGTTCCCAGGTGAAATCGAGTCCCCCAAGGACGGCGATATCGTCCTGACCTGGACCAGCAAAACCAAGGTCGAGATCTACATCAAGATCCGCCCGCTCAACTGCCCTAAAGATCTTACGGCGAACATCGCCCTGGATCTTTCCAACGACGATTCGGAGTAACCCCTATGTCCCGTATTGGCGGAAAAAACTTCGACATCAACCTGGGTGATCGACAGATCCATATCGAAAGCTGCAGCTTGGACATCACCGACAACACCGCCGTAGCGCAATCGCGTGGCGTACCCAACGGCCACGTCGACGGTGACGTAGCCGCCAGCGGCGAGTTCGAGTTCGACAGCGGCAACTTCAATCTGCTGATCGAATCGGCGCGCTCTGCTGGCAGCTATCGCCAGCTCGAACCTTTCGATGTGGTGTTTTTTGCAAAAGCTGGAGACGAGGAACTGCGTATTGAGGCCTTCGGCTGCAAGTTGAAGGTGTCCAGCTTGCTCAGTATCGACCCTAAAGGCGGGGAAAAAACCAAGCACAAAGTGCCTTTCGAGGTCACCAGTCCAGACTTTATCCGCATCAACGGCGTGCCATATCTGGCTGCGGCCGAGATCGAGGGCCTGCGCTGATGGTTTGCCCGTTCGATCGTGCCCAGGCGCTGGAGCAACGTCAGCGTGACCAGGCGATTGCCGCCCAGCTCGCCCAAGCGCGGCCGAGCGGGCCCAGCCTGACTCATTGTGAAGACTGCGATAACCCGATCCCGGATAAACGCCAGGCGCTGGGCGGCATCACCCGCTGCGTGCCGTGCCAAACCGTTGTTGAACAAGGACAGCGCCGATGAACGCTCGCGCCACGCCCAAAGCCAGTCTGGAAAGCCGTTTCGCTGTGCTCGAGCACCGTGTGAGCGATCTGGAAGATCGTCATGAAACCGTGCCGACGCGCGTCACGCGATTGGAAGGCGAGTTTGAACACATGGCCGTCCAGCTCTCGGATCTGAATGACGGCCAGCGCGAGCTCACAGCCACGGTGTCCGACATCGGCACCAAGGTGACCCGCATGCTCGCAGTTTTGACCGTGCTGGGCGTCGTGGCGCAGATGGTTGGGCCGGCCTTGCTGCGGGTGCTGTTCCCATGAGCCTGCGTAACAAGATCGCCACCGGTGCGATCGTACTGGCCAGCGCTCCGCTGCTAGCGTTCCTGGGCAATTGGGAAGGCGACGGCCAGAACGTTGTGTACGCCGATAAGTTGGCCCGTGGTCTGCCTACGGTGTGCAAGGGCATCACCCGTTACACCAGCCCTTATCCGTTGGTGGTGGGTGACTACTGGTCGCCGGCGCGCTGCGCCGAGGTGGAACAGCTGGTGGTCGAGAAGGGTCAGTTGGCTCTTGCCGACTGCCTGACCAATCCTGCGATCGGGCAGAACACATTCGACGCGCTGAGCAGCCATGGTCACAACTTCGGCCTGCCAAGAACCTGCGCCAGTCGGGCCGTCGGCCTGATCAACGACGGCCGGATTGCCGAGGGCTGCAAGGCGCTCGCGTGGGGGCCTGATGGCAAGACACCGGTCTGGTCCTCCGTCACCGATGCCCAGGGCCGCAAAAAGTTTGTGCCAGGGCTGCACGCTCGCCGGCGTGCCGAAGCGGCTATGTGCGCGGAGGGTCTTTGATGTTGCGCGAGATCCTGTTTCCGCTGCTGCTGTGCCTCGCGGCCTTCGTTGGATTCGACATCCTGCAAGGCCAGCGCGACACCGCACGCGACGAACGTGATGCCGCCCAGTACGAAGCCAGCGGCCTGCGTGAAGCCGCCCGGATCAGCGGCGAAATGCTCGCCGCCCGCGATGAGATCGATCGAGCCCGCACCCAGGAACTGAACCATGCACGCACTGAAATCGACACTTTGCGCCTTGATGTTGCCGATGGCCGTCAGCGGCTGCGCTTCAAAGGCACCTGCAGCACCACCACGCCAGACGCCACCGGCGCCGGCGGCTTGGCTGATGCAGGCACCGCCGAACTCGCAGCAGACGCTCGACCGGATTATTTCACCCTCAGAGACCAGCTTGCCCTCAGCCGGCAAATGATCCTGGGGCTGCAGGACTACGTGCGCCAGGTGTGCCTGCGCTAACCCGAATCACCCTTCAATCAACCACCACAACGGACACGAACATGAGCCAGATCCAATCCCGTGAAATCACCCTGGAAGTCGGCAGCAAAGAATTCACTTTCACCCTGACGCCTCAGGACGTCACCAAGTACTTCAACGCCATGACCGCCACCAACAAGGTTGCACCGTCCTTCAACTTGCTGAGCGGCACCGTACTGCCTGCACAGAAAGCGGAACTGCGCGAAACCATGTTGAACCCGGTGATGACCATGCAGATCGTCGGTGCGCTGCTCGAGGAGTACGCGCCTGACGTCGAGATCATCGTAAAAAAGCCCTCGAATACGCCGAGCGCCTGACCGAGGACGGTCTGGGCCAGTTGATGGCCCTGACCATGCGCTGGCTACCCGGTGCCGAGCCCAGCATTGAAAACATGGGCACGGCCAAGTGGCTGGATGACGAACACTGGAAGCGCATGGAATTTGCCGTAGCCAACGGCATTGCCCATGCGTTGAACGGATAGGAAACACATGGCCGACCGTAGCGCCCGCCTGGACTTCATCCTGGCCCTGACCGACAAGGTCACCGCACCACTGGGCAAGGTGAAAATGAGCTTTTCCGAGCTGACCGAGCAAAGCGAAAAGAACATCAAGACGATGGGCATGGGCTTGGCGGGCGTTACCGGTGCGTTCGTCGGTATCAACGAATCGTTGCAGCCAGCGCTGGAGATGAACCGCGCCCTGGGCGAGGTCAAATCCCTGGGCGTGGCAGAAGACGCGCTGACGGCGCTGAATCAGAAGGCCCTTGAGTTCTCGATGAACTACGGCGAGAACGCCCGGGATTTTGTCGCCTCGGCGTACAGCATCGAGGGCGCGATCAAGGGCCTGACCGGCAGCCAGTTGGCCACCTTCACCAACACCAGCAACCTGCTGGCCAAGGCCACCAAATCCGACGCTGAAACCATGGGCTCCTACGTGGGCACCATGTACAACTTGTTCAAGGGCCAGGCAGACGCGATGGGCAAAGGCGAGTGGGTCGAAAAGTTGGGCGGCCAGACTGCTCTCGCGGTGCAGCTGTTCCGCACTGACGGCGCCCAGCTTAAAGACGCCTTCAAGGAAGTGGGGGCCATTGCTACGGCCAGCGGCGTGGATATTGCCGAGCAGTTCGCGGTGATCGGTTCGCTGTCCAGCACCATGGAGGGCGGCGACGCCGGCGGACGCTACAAGGCTTTCTTTGAAAACCTCGGCGCGGCGTCCGAGAAGATGGGCATGAAGTTCACCGACGACCAGGGCAAGGCCCTGCCGATGTTGGACATCATGTCCAAGCTGGAAGGCAAGTTGGGCGATCTGACCACCGCGTCCGCCAGCGCAAAACTGGTGGAAGCGTTCGGTGGTGAAGGCGCCCAGGTGATCGGTGCCTTGTCCAAGGACAGCGATCGCTTGCGCAACAGCCTGGACAAACTGGGCAAGGTGCGCGGGCTCGAAGACGCCAAGAACATGGCTGATGCGATGGTCGATCCTTGGCAGCAGTTCACTGCCGCTGTTGAAGCGCTGCGCATCGTGTTCGGCCAGGTGTTGCTGCCGATACTCACGCCACTGATGGCCAAACTCAGCGGCATTGCCAGCACCATGGCTCGCTGGGCGCAGATCTTTCCCAACATCGCTCGCGTGATCGGCATCGTCACGCTGACCATTCTGGCGATCATTGCCGCCATGTCTTTGCTGACCTTAGCCGTCGGTATCAGCCGCATGGCCTGGCTCGCGATGGTGACTGTCTGGAAAGTCGTTCAACTGCTCAACCTGCGGGCGATTGCAGGCTTTCTGCTGCAGGCGACAGTGATCGCCTTGTTGGTCGCGGGCCTGGTGGTGATGTACACAACGATGGGCGTTATTCGAGCCGGCATGATGCTGTGGCAAGCCGCAATCTGGCTGGTCAACGCCGCGATGTTGGCCAACCCGGTGTTGTTGATCGTCGCGGGGATTGTGGCGTTGATCGCCGTGATCACTCTGGCGGTCGTGTACTGGGACGAATGGACGTCCGCGCTGATGAACAGTGAGGCCTTCAAGTGGGTCAGCGATCAATTGTCGGCACTGTCTGACTGGTTCACGTCGATGGGCGGCTGGAGTGGCATGGCCAAGGCCGCTTGGGACGGCATCGTCGCGATCTTTCACACCTCGATCAACAACCTGATCGAGATGCTGAACAAGATCCCAGGCGTCAACATCGAGACCAAATTCGGCGCCATGCCCGAGGTGCCCGGCACTGACATCGGCGTGAACAACGCCGACAGCGCTGCCGCCGCGCAGAAGGCTCAAAACACCATCAATGCAGCCATCCCGAGTTTGTCACCTGTGCGGCCGAGTGCGGTACCGCAGGGCGGCCTGCTGACCAGCATTCAGAACAACAACAGCAGCCAGAACCGGGGCATGCACGTGGAGAAAGTCGAGATCCACAACAGCAAGCCTATGACTCAGCTGGAGATGGAAAACATGGTGAACATGGCGGTACCGGGATGAGCGAATACATCGATCTGCTGATTCAGAACAACGACCTGGTGCTGGATCTTTCCCGCCAGCCGCTGCTCGTCGATGACCGGGCCAGCATCGCCCAGGACATCGCTCACATGATCCGCGACAGCGGCCTGCTCGTGACGCTGGTCGCGGAGCGCGATCGGCTTAAACAACGCGACTGCATCCAGCAGATGGAACTGCTGGTGGAGGCAGACGAACGCCTGGTACCGGGCACCGCGTTGATCACGCAGCTGCAGCCGGGTCAGTACCTGGTTACGGCGACCACCCTGAAATTCGGCAAGATCGAGGTAACGTTGTGAGCGACGTAGATTTCAAACAGGCCCTCGCGGATGCCGGCATCCCAACCACCGACGCGGGTCTGCGCCAGGCGTGGGAAGCCGAGGTGAGTGCCCAGGGCAGCAAGCTGAGCAACACCAGCGCGTACTCACCGTTCTGGCGGGTTGTCACCGCACTGGTGACCAAGCCCGTGCTGTGGATCCTCGACTTTTTCGTCGCCACGGTGCTGCCGAACTTCTTTGTGAAAACCGCCGTGGACAGCTGGCTCGACATGTTGGCCTGGGCGGTCAATGTCGAGCGCAAGGGCGCAACCAAAGCACAGGGCGTTTTGCTGTTCACTCGAACGGCCCCAGGCGGGGCAATGGAGGTGCCTGCCCGCACGGTCGTGCAGTCCGCCGCGATCAATGGACACATCTATCAACTGGTGACGACGGCGCCGGGATTGTTCACGGACGGCCTGATGCAGCTGCAGATCCCCGTTGAGGCGATCGAAAGCGGCTCAGGTTTCAACCTGGCGCCTGGTTATTACGCGATCCTGCCGGAGCCGCTGCCGGGCATTGCCCAAGTGGTGAATGCTGACGGCTGGTTGACCAAGCCAGGCGCAGATCCGGAGCCGAATGAGGATCTGCGCTTGCGTACCCGCAACCAGTTCTCAGCGGTCAACCAGTGGCACACCGACGCGGTGTATCGAGCCATGATCTCCGCATTCCCGGGTGTGAGCCCGGACGGTGTGTATTTCGAGCATGGCGCACCACGCGGCCCAGGCAGTGCCAACGCGTACGTGTTGTTTGAGGCCGATGTGCCGGCGGCCACGTACCTGGAGCAAATCAACGCGCACATTCGAGACTCTGGCAATCATGGCCATGGCGACGATCTGCTGGTGATGGTGATGCCCGAAACCCAGCACGATGTGAGCGTCCAGATCTGGCCGCGCTCCTACCTGACAGCGGAGCAGCTGCAGGCGCTGGAGGAGGGTGTAACCCAGTTCATCCGTGCCGCGTTTCGCGAGAGTTCGACCAGCGACTATCAGCCGACGCGAACCCATCCGCAGTCGCGCTTTTCGTTCAGTCGCCTGGGCGAAGAACTCCATCTGCAGTTCGCTGGCATTGAGTCGTTGGACTTCGCCAACGCGGACATCGTCTCCGAGTTGAACATTCCCCGGATCCGCAGCCTGCAGGTACACCTGCATGATTAAGCTGAACCTCAAGTTCTGGCTGGCCGGTACCGAGCTGACCAAACTCAAAGATGCCGCGCAAAGCTGGTGGGAAAAGGTTGAGGGCTGGTTGCGCTGGCCGTTGCTGCAGATGGATGCCGACACCTGCCACTTGATCGTGCTCGATCTGCTGGCTTGGCAGCGCGACATCACCCGGTTCAAGGGCGAGCCCGAAGCGCTCTACCGGCTGCGCGTGAAGTTCGCCTTCATCAACGCGGTCGACGCTGGCAGCACGGCCGGCATGAAACGCATTCTGGTACGCCTGGGCGTGGGTTATGTCGAGATCGAGGAGCGCATGCCCGACCGGGATTGGGATGTCGTGCTGCTGCGGTTCTCCGACACCCAACTGTCCCAAAACCCCGAACTGCTGCGCGTATTGATCCAGCAATACGGCCGCACCTGCCGCCGTTATGACTTCGTGACCATCACGTCGGTGCCAATGGGCATTGCGCTGGTCGACTTCAACGACGACCAGCAAACGCTGGTTGCCAGCCTCTAGGAGCCCCGTCAATGGGAGCCAGTATTACCCTCGCCGGCGAAAGCCTGATTGCGCAAAAACTTGCAGCCCTGCAGGGGCTGGAAGTGCGTCGGTTCATCTTTGCCAAAGTTCCAGGACTTGACCCGAACAGTCCGGTCAATCGCTCGGCGCCGAAACCCGCCGCGGCTCAGATTGTGTATGTGCACGAAATTCCGGGGGATCACGCCGGCTATGTAAACCCCAACCAGGTGGTGTACAGCGCACAGATCGGGTCCGACGTGGGTGATTGGGATTTCAACTGGATCGGTCTGGAGTCGGCTGAGGGCATTCTGTTCGCGGTCGCCTACGTGCCTCTGCAGCAGAAGCGCCGGAACATCCCGCCGCTGCAGATCGGCAACAACCTGACTCGAAACTTCCTGGTGGCCTTTGACGGTGCCCAGGCAATCACTGGTATCACCATTGATGCCAAGACCTGGCAACACGACTTCACCGTGCGCCTGGCCGGCATCGATGAGCGTGAGCGGATGAGCAACCGCGATGTGTTTGGCCGTGCATGTTTTTTCGGCACGTCGCTGCAGTTGGAGAAAGTGGGGGCGACCTATCAACTCAAACCCGGAACCGGTTATCTGGAAGGCATCCGGATTGAGCGTTCCTCGGTATTGGCCGTGGTGCCGCCGGCGTTTCCGACCACGGCGTGGCTGGATGTGTGCCTGCAACGCGAGCTGAACGATGTCGTGGCCAGTTGGAAAGTGGTGTTTGGTCCGGACAAGGCCGATTACACCGACAGTGCCGGGGTCCGTCATTACTGTGTGGCGATCGCGGATCTGCCGAACTCAAACACCGTGACTGATCGCCGGCCGGTGGAGCCGATCGGCGGACCACTGGTGAAGCACTTCGCGATTCGCAATGTGGTCACCAGTTTGGCGGCGGACACGACGTTGACCGGACTCAACCGGGGGCTGGTACTGATCGATGCGGCCGCATCCAATCGCACGGTGACGTTGCCGGTCGCTGATGCCGCCCTGGGCGTCATGGACATTCTTGTTCGGCGTGTAGATAACGCCGGAAACCGTCTGGTGATTGCTGCCCAAGGCACCGACAAGATCAAGTTTCACACCCACCTCAACGCGGCCGGGTATTCGTTCTTTGTGCTCATGGGCGCGGGTGATTTTTGGCACCTGCGCAGTGACGGCGCCGGCAGTTGGTGGCCGATCGCGCGGCACGACAACACGCCACTCGGTCGACCGGTTTTCGAGACCACAACGCTGTTCAATCCGGGAGGCTACGGGCCGCTCAACGGTCGAGAGCTGGTCCGTGCCGAATGGCCATGGTTGTGGGATCACGCACAACAATCGGGAATGTTGACCACCGAGGCGGCGCGCATCGGTAAGGAAGGCGGCTGGACGAGCGGCACCGGTGCGTTGACCTTCCGTGGCCCTGAGGGTCGCGGTGAGTTTCTTCGTGTGCTGGATGAAAGCCGGGCTGTGGATCTCAACCGCGTGGCCGGCAGCTCTCAAGGATCTGCACTGCAGCATCACCAACACTACCTGCCTACATCGGCCGGCGCCGACGGCGGTACCGCCCTGATCCTCGACACCGCCTGGGCATTCGCCCTGCCGAACAAATGGGCGAACGACACCATTCCCGCGCAGACGTTTTTTGACGGTTATCCAAGCGGCACATTTGCCACGGAAACCCGTCCGCGCAACATCGCCTATCCCGGCCGAATCAAACTGATCTGAGGTCACCATGTTTAGCTATTTGATCGACAGCGCCGGTGCCTTGCAGGGGCCGGTAGAGTTTCCAGTTATTCCAGGTCTTGGCGATTCGCTGCCGAGCAACGCGATCCAGTTGGCCAAACCGCTGTCGGCACCACCGATAGGCTTTGCCTGGGCGTTGGTGGGAAGCAAGCCGAAGCAGATCGTTGATCGGCGCGGTTTGGTCTACAGCACCGTCGATGGATCCGAGCAGCAGCATCTCGACCTGGGAGAGCTGCCTGCAGGACTGACAGCTACCCCGCGACCGTCGCCGGCTCACCATTGGCAGAGCGGCGAGTGGGTGGCTGATATCGGGCGAGTGTATGAGGTGAAAGTTGCCGAAGTGAACAAGGCCTGCGCCGTCGCGATCACCAAAGGTTTCTGGTCGTCGGCCTTGGGTGAGCCCCATCAATACACCAGTGAGTTCAGCGATCAACTGAACCTCACCGGCATGATCCTGCGCGGGATCGATGGCCCGTATGTAAGCCGGGACGAGCAGGGCATGCGAGACTTTCGCCTGCACACCGTGGCCCAGTTGCGTCAGGTCGGCGACGATCTCACGGACTACAAACTCAAGATGCTGCAGCAAGGCAACCGCTTGAAGCAGCAGCTGGATGAGGCACTGGCGGCGGGCGATCTTGCGACGCTTCAGGCAATGACCTGGGCAGATCCTCAATGACGACTTGGGCGCCTGTGACCATGCAATGGCCGGAGCAGGCCACGCACTGGATGGGCGAGCTATCGGCTGCCAAAGATCTTGCCGGTGGTGAGCTGGCCAGTACCGCGCAACGATTGGCGGGACTGGACGGGATGACCAGCACCAACCCTGGGCCGGTCGGTGCTGCCGCTGAAAGCGCGATCGCTGCCGGTCGCGCCGCGCTTGCCGGGCAGATGGGCGAAGTCCCGGCCTGTTTGACGGTTACGCCGTTTCAAAGCGGTGTCGGCCAGGGACGCGGTCAGCAACGTTTTCTTTCGGCGCCGAACTTGCTGCAGCAGCTGGCCAGCAAACTGGTCGACGCCGGTGATACCGGGCGCCCAACAGGACCCCAATTTGCGCTGTCGCTGATGTTTCTGGGCACGCGCTACGACCAGTTCGCCGAAACCCTAGCGCGCTTCAATGCGCTGCTGCCTATCCCCGACCTGGTACGCACCGAGCGCCGGGCTCGCAACCTGTCGCGTCTCGAAACGGAAAAGTGGGTAATTCCCAGCGCCGGACCGTTGCCGCGTTGGCAGACCTTGCCCCTCGAGCGCTGCACCTTGGTGAAAGCCGCCAAACAAACCATGTCCGGCCAGCTCGCCGTTCTGGAGAGCTATGCGGCCGACAGCTCGCCGATGGGTGAACTGGCGGCATTGGCCAGCCGCAAGGCTGCCCAGCAGTTGGGCCGCGACCAGCAGTTGAATGATCTGAAAGCGCTGCTGGCCGGCGGAAACGCAGACACCAGCATGCGCGCAAGGATCGTTGGCCCCGGCGACAGCAGCGAGTTGCGCCGGCTTCTGCTCGAGGGCGAAGCACCAGGTCATGAATGGGTGTTGTCTGCTGGGGTGCTGCTGGTCGGTTCTCAGCAGGGTTTGAGCTTTGTTCGGGAGCTGGTCGGCCTATGACGCTACTTCTCGACGGCGAGCAGATCCTGGGCAAGAAGATGAAGGTCACCGGCAACCTGCGGATCGAGGCCGCTGATATGTCTGGGCAGACCAGCAACACTCAGACCGCGCACAAAGGTTTCAAGCCAAAAACCTTGGCGGTATCGCTGATGATTCCCTTCGTCGACCAGGTGCAGCTGCGCACGATCATGCGCCTGGCGGAAGCCACCGCTGGCGGTGGCCAATTGAAGATGTACCGGATCGTCAACGACACAGCCGCCGCGTTCGGCATTCGTGAGGTGCAGTTCTCCGAAGGTATCAGTGCGCGGGAAGACGACACCCTGGCAGCGTGGCTGGTGCAGTTCACGCTGTCGGAAAAGGAATCGAACCCCGAGAAGGTCGAGCAGCGGCGAGCGGCCAATGGTGTCAGCTCGCAGTCAGCACCTGGTCAAGCAGTGGGTGGCTCTGGTGGTGCTGCCGGCGCCGGCGGCGAAGCCGGAAACGGCCAGGAGTTGAGCGGTTTCGAAAAAACCCTGAAAAAACTGGATGACTACCTGGCGCCGAAAACATGAAGTTGCATAAGGTTTTGACGATCGCCGGCCGCGTGTATCCGCTGATCACAGATGAAGTCCGCCTGGACATCAAAAGTCCCGGGCGTGCGACATTCTCCGTGCAAGCCAGCGAGGCCCTGAAGGGGCTGGTGACGCTCGATATTGGCTACAACGACAGCACGCTGCAGCGTCACTTTATCGGCTACGTCGAGCGATCGACTGCCGCCAACAGCACTCAGCAGCTGGTCGCCTGCCGTGAGCTGTCCTCAATCCTGGCCAATCCCTTGCCGCTGAACCTGCGGCATGTCGACCTGCAGGCGGTGTTGGCCGAGATCAGCAACAAGACCGGGCTCGGCTTCCGGATCCCTGACAAGGCTTACACCAAGGTCAAAGCACCGTTTTTCTACAGCCTGGCGGCGGGCTATTTGGCCATGGACAGCTTGGCCGGCGTATTCGGCATTCCCGATTTTATCTGGCAGCAGCAGGGTGACGGTGAAGTGTTCGTGGGCAGTTGGGCTGACAGCTTTTTCGGAGTCCGTCCCGCCCTGCAGTTGCCCGTTGAACTGTTCGACGGCTACCAGGGCAATCAGAGCGCCATGATCGCGCCCCTTCCAGGGCTTCGACCAGGTGCAACCATCAACCAGGGCGAGCGGATCACCAGTGTGACCCTTGCCGGCAATCAAATGGCGATCAAATGGACGACGCAATCAAGCGCAGCGTAGCGCGCCAATTCCCTGAACTGAGCGGCGGTTATCACTTGCCGCGCTTTGGCCGCGTGGTCGCGGTTCCGGACGCGCCTGCAGTGTCCAGTTTGTGCGATGACTTCCGACCGCGCTTCAGCGTCGACGTCGAGGTGCTACGCGAGGACGGCGAACCGGATCCGGATCTACCGATTCTGACCGGCCTGCCGCTGCCGGCGCCGATGGGCGGGCAAGAAGCCGGCATGTTTGGCTTTCCGGAGGAGGGCACTACCGTGGTGGTCAGCTTTGCCTACGGCAAGCCTCACAAACCCTTCATCACGCAGATTCTGCCTCACGGGTTGAGCTTGCCCCGCGTGCCAAAGGGCGACCAGGTGTGGCAGCACAGTGAAGCCTGCCAGCAGCGTGTCGACGCAGACGGCAACTGGCTGCGCCAGACCGATGGCAAGATCCAGGACAAGGCGATCGAGCGCGAGGTTGAAGCCCTGGGCAACACCGAGACGTTCCAGAATCACACCAGGACGGTGGACGACCATTCGACGGAGACAGTGGGTGGTATCAAGAAGATTGAGGCGCTGGGCGCGCTCAAGCTGCTGTCGGGAGGATCCGCGAGCCTGGCGGCGGTAGATGATCTGCACCAGGCTACTGGCCGGGATCTCAACCTGGTCGTGGGGCAAAAGCACAACGCTACGGTGGGTGGCGATATGGAAGAAAGGATTCAAGGCCTGCGCAAAAGCGTGGCCAGTGTCAGTCAGCAGCTGCAAGCGCCGAAAAATTGGATCGGGTCTGAAACGGTCAATTTATTCAAGGTTGTGTGCGACATGCTCGATCTGCTGCACCAGATGAACACGCAACTGGCTGCACATACCCACGTGCCAGGCCCAACGCCGGCGCCGGCAGATGCAGCGGCATTTCAGGCGAAAGCGACAACGGCCCTACAGTTAAGTATGAAACTTAAACCAATTACGCTTTGAGAATTTTCGCAAACGTTCTATGTTTTAGGCCATTCACTGGTCTCGATAACTGCCTGGCTAAAAGCGTCGCCTATAGCCTGAAGTGCATCAGTTGCATCAACTACTTCGTGCTTCAAAGCATCGTGCCACATCCACAATATCGATATTGTCATTAGAGACTCATCATTTGGAAATGCTCTGATTAACGCTTCTGTTGCATAGATCAAAGATAGGCTAGTGCACTGTATCGGCTCTATAAGTCCTTCATTTGACGGCCCTGTCAACAGAAGATCTTTGTTAGACATTGACGTCCCCAGCTTGTAGCCAATACTGTCTATGCCGGCGTGTACATACTGGTTGGCGAAGCTGAAGTGATTCCTTAATAAGTCCAGTTTCACAAATGTTTCAATCGCTGGAAAAGTTAAGTTATCTTTTGATGTATCACCTAGCGCTTTTCGTGCCCATCCAAATTTTCTTCCGAAGGGCGCGCCGTACTGTTTTAAAATTTCATCCTTTTTCGCCCTGAACTCCTCCAGCTGTTCAGCCGGGATTGGTTCAAAATTCAGCAGGTTTTTATCGTTGTACTTCATTGCCCCTTCAAAGCGGATGATGCTTTGATAGTCAAGGAATCTGGTCGATAGGTCTTCATCGCCTTCGCAAATAAATTTGGTGGTTGTCGACGTCTCGTGAAGCGTTCTCCACCTGGCGAAGGCGCCATCCGCAAAACCACCATGCAATAAGTGGGAGATTTCGTTACCGATTTGAACGCAACGTGCCTGCAACCTTGTTGCGACATTGAATTTTTTATTCTTGGTGAGTGGCAAGTAGGTTTCGTCTTTTCTAAGGTCACTGACGATTTCCATACATATATAAATAAGACTATCCAGTCTTTTCAGTGGCGTCCCCCAAGTGTCAAATAGCCGCTTTCTGAATTCCTCAAGAAGCTCATAGTGCTCAAGCAGTAGTTCATCTTTTCCGGAGTCTAGAGACTCGAACAGGTCGCGAGAAAAAAAATGGGTTAACTCATCTGAGTGTTGCTCATAAAACTTTGTGATGTTTTCAATCTCATCTGCATTTAAATTCAACCCATCCACTAGCTTGCGGAATAATCCTGTATTCGAGTCTTCTTTGCTTGCATCAGCGCTCACTGCGTCGCTCCTTCTCATAACAGAAGTGTGAGCGTAGAAGGAGCGAGTCAGCTTCGCAACCGACCGGGTTGTCAGGTGGATTTTACAACCCATAGCTGATCAAGTTTCGTGGTGAAGCTTTGACTCATCATCTCCCTCCGCATCCCCCAATCAGGCGTCGCTGGCACCCCTCCGGTGCGAAGTGTTCCCCGGCCCCATCGTTGATTGATCTCATCTAGCACACTCATTACTTTTTCAGCCGCTTGCGGTTGCGACTGGGCGAAAAGGTCGTCTGTGAATTCCCCAGGCTGCCGCAGATCCATCAACAGCACTTCAGCCTTGCTGTATTTGAAGCCAGGCCGGAATAGGCGGTGAATCGCCTCGGTCGCCGCCTTGGTCAATACCCTCACGTCATTCGTCGGGTAGGGTAGTTCAACCAGCGCACCGTTGGCGTACTTGGCTTCCTCCGGACTGAACATGCCGGTGCGGATGCTGACGCGCAGTTTCTTGCACAGCGAGTTCTGCGCCCGCAGCTTTTCCGCCGCACGCTGCACGTAGGTGGCGACCGCTTCTTTGATCGGCTCTATGGTCGTCAGACGCTTGCCGAACATGCGACTGCTGCAGATCTCCTGCTTGGCCGGTTCGGCCTCGGTAAGCTCGAGGCACGACGTTCCAGTGAGCTCGCGCGCGGTCTTCTCGATCACCACGCTGAATTTCTGCCGGAGCGTCCATGGGTCGGCTTTCGCTAGATCCATCGCTGATTTGATTTGCATGGTTTCGAGATGCGCTTTCATGCGACGGCCGACGCCCCACACTTCGCCTACGTCTGTGTTTCGCAGCACCCAGTCGCGTTTGACCGGGTCGCAGATATCCACGACGCCGCCCGTCTCCGCCTGCAAGCGTTTCGCTGTGTGGTTGGCGAGTTTGGCCAAGGTTTTTGTGGGAGCAATGCCTACGCCTACCGGAATGCCCGTTCCTTTGTAGACGGCGGCGCGGATCGTTCGCCCAAATGCGGTCAGGTCGCCGGGTATGCCTGTCAGGTCAGCGAAGGCCTCGTCGATGCTGTACACCTCGACGGTGGGCACCATGGATTCGATGATACTCATGACCCGTTCGCTCATGTCGCCGTACAGTGCATAGTTGCTGCTGAACACCTGCACACCGTGCTTGCGCAGCACGTCTTTGATCTGAAAGTACGGGGCGCCCATTTTCACGAAAGGTTTGGCGTCGTAGCTGCGCGCGATGACGCAACCGTCGTTGTTGCTCAGAACGACGATTGGCGTCTTGGCAAGGTCAGGCCGGAACACGCGCTCGCAGCTGGCATAGAAGCTGTTGCAGTCAATCAGGGCAAAGACCGGCTCACGACTTGGCATGGTCGCGCACGCTGTAAGTCACCACGCCCCAGATCAACAGCTCGTCGCCCTCCATCACATAGCGCGGCGGATACTTAGTATTCGCAGACATCAGGATGATGGTGTTATCGCGTATGTGCAGGCGCTTGCAGATCGGCTCGGCATTGAGGCCAGCGATCACGATATCGCCGTGCTCGGCGGTCAGGCTGCGATTGACCACCACCATGTCCCCGCAAAAAATGCCGGCACCTTCCATGCTGTCGCCCTCGATCTTTGCCAAATAAACGTGCGGGGCTCGGATCTCGAACAGCTCGTCCAGGGAGATGTGCTTTTCGATGTGATCGGCCGCCGGCGACGGGAACCCGGCCGGAATTTGGAAAGAATAGAACGGAAGCTTTGCGCCTCCCTCTGACAGCGGACCAAGGATGGTGACACTCATGATGCAAACCCAATAAGAAATTGCTGTATGTACATACAGTAAACGCGGCGGACAAGTCGCGGTCAATCTTGTGCGTAAGACATTTCGACGGGTGACACAATTTCGCTCAATCAATTGGTGTTGCGCGTCATTACAAAAAAATGCCTCGGCAAAAAAAAAATCAATAAAAAAGCACTTATCCCCCTCCCGCCGACGGGCTTTGTGTCCTTTTTTTGTGCAAAACCGGATGTAGTGCAAACGAACCGGCAGCCCAGGCGGGCCGCAGGGTTCCGCAGGCGATCGGCAATTTCATTTTGTGCAAGGTTTTGAAACGAAATGCAGCGCGGTTGCGCAGCGGTGCTGCCGGGCGATTGAGGAGGGGTAGCACTGGAAACCCCTGTTTCATTGAGCGAAAAAATTAAAAATGTGGTTTTCGGTGTGTATTCGAATTCTGAAGTGGTCGTCTTGGTGTGCTTTTCGGCTTAGTCGGAGGATCCGCAAAAACAACTGGAAGTCTTGGCGGGCGGGCCTTTCAGGGTGTTCGTCTCATTTCACACGCTAACAAGCTAAGGCGAAGGGAATCCTCGTTATCAGCCTGGAAGGTGATAACGAGACGACGCCTTCTAGAGTCCAACGCGCATAGGCAATTTAGATCCAGCAATGTCGACATGCGGATACTGCTTTGCTCTGAGCAGCTTTTCTAACGCAAAGCGCGCATTGGCTGGATCTGAAACTGGACCATGGGTGATACGCGAGATTGGCAGTCGATTGTGGTTTATGCCGGCCATTGGGCTAGGATCCAGACAAACATAGGGCGTCAGCCCATAAGGGCCATCGCGAAACAGAACATGATCCTCCTGGTACCTAGAAACGATATGGCAAAGCCTCCACTCGTTTTCCACATCGAAAGCTGGATGCTTAAAACTAACGAGATAGTCAGCAATATTGTTGCGTACAAAGCCGCAACAGTAGGCAATCAGGTTATTGGACTCTTCAATTGTTGCACCTTCAGTCGCCTCATCAAGCGCTTGCACAGTTGAGTCTATGATTTCGCAAATGAGTCTTTTCTGCTCCACCTCGTCATAAATCACCTTTCGCAGTACAAAGTCTTGTATCGGATCAAGGTCACCCCACCTACGTCCAATCTCCTTGCTTTTTAAACCAATGGCAAAGCCTCCCCCCGAACCAGCGTAGACGCGCCATTGATTTAGCAAATCGTCACGTTCGCAGAAACACGCGATATAGAAATCAAACATACCGTCGAAGGCGTTTGCCGTCCGTAAGGTACGTTCCAAAAACACTGAAATCACATCCTTTTCCGTATCTGCGAGGCGCTCTTTAACCACCGATTCGAACAACCCGACGCCGTAGGCCACCTCTGAAGCATCATTTAGAAATCTGAAATTAGTAGCCCAAAGACGCGATGAGTTAAGAATTCCGAGCAAACCGCCTGAATTTGTATAGTGAAACAACAATTCAGGAGGTTCTGGCTGTGTAGCCTTCAGTGAGGTGGCAATGGACTCCCTCAATGTTGCAAGAGTCGCCTCCAGACTAGCCAAATCGCGCGGCATCTTTAGTCCCTAATGGGTGCGTATCACCCTGGTATGGTTTAGTGAACGTCCTCCACGAACGAGCGAGTACCGTTGTTGTGGAGTGCGGCTTTTGCATTCCGTTTTAGCTGAACCCGAGATTAGCGCAAAGAGCGCCTAACCGCTTTTTTCAGGAGCGAAACAGAAGGGAATTCAGGAAGGCCGTCAAAAGTGGAATCTGTCCGGGCGGGAAGGGTATCTGACGGCCGAGGCTCTCACGTTCCGACCATGCTGCTTGTTCGTGTAAGCATGGGGGGAGGTGGGCTCTTAGAAACTGTCACTGAAACTCTCACCAGACGCGATTGGATGTCCGTGGACTGCGCTGGATGCCTCGAAAATAGTGGACCGGGTGAAGGGAATAGAATCCTCATTATCAGCTTGAGAAGCTCCCTAGGAGCACTGGCACCATGTGTATATTTTAAATATCTTTAGGGCAACCCAGGGATACGAAGCCAACCTTTGGATTGGCCGGCGCAGGAGTGGTGGACATGTCTAACCTCGGTATTTGTGACGCCTCCAGCCGAAGACGGCAAGGCGACAAACGGGCACTTGGC